GCTGCCAACGCTGCCGACGCCACCGCTCACCAAGCCGCTGCGGCTGCTGAAGGTGGTCTGCGCCTTTTTCCGTTGCGCCCATGCCACGTCGTCAATGCGGCATTTCACCTGCGCATCGCCATCGTCGCCCTTTGGCACCAGCTGCGCTTGCACTTTCGGCCTAATTACCGGGTTGACCTTGAAGCCAAGGTCGTTGCCGATCAGCGTGTAAACGCCAAATACCGTCTGATTGTTTGGCCTGGTGGCGCTGCAGAAATCAGCAGCCCAGCTGCTGCCACGGCGCACCATGAACACATCAGAGCCACCAGCGTTCTGGGCATTGCCCGCATCGCTCGCAGCGGCGCGACCAAAGATCTGATCACCTGACGCGATCCTGGTGGTGAGCCCGCCATCCACGCGGCCGTAGACCGTGAGCCTGCTGCCAGCGCTGTTGGCGATGCTGTTGCCGAAGTCGTAACTGGCCAGCGTGTTGCCACCTGCGGCAAAGTTCTTTAGGTCAATGCCGCCGATCGGGCCCTCTCCTACCAAGAAGATCGCCCGCAACAGCTGACTGCCGCCGAGGCTATAGATCTGACTCCACAGCATCGGGGTGGATACACGCACACCGCCGTAGGTGGTGCCGCTGATCGCTTCACGCAGCGCATACACCAACGGGATGGTGCTGCCCAGCGTGGTGATGTCTTGCGTGCTATCGAAGCCGTAGCGCGGGGTATATCGCTGATTGTTGGTGATCGGCGCATCACCACGGGCCCTGGCCTGCAGTTGCGCTGGCCGGCCGCCGCCGGTTTGCGGAATCGACGGCTTGAGCAGCAGGCTGGCCACCTGAAAGCCGACGCTGATCACCGCAAGCACGATCGCAATGACCACCTCAGTACCAGCAACCACAGCCGGCTCTGGTTGCTCCTTTGCCCGGCGATCAACTTCTGCCTTGAAATAGAGGAACTGCTCCTCTGTCAGGCCCAGCAGTTCGGCGAGGTAGCGATCAGATGGGAGCATCAGCGGAACCGATAAAAGCGAAGGCTGGGCATCAACGACAGCGGCACCCAGGCAACGCCACGCTTGTGATGTACCAGCAGAAGCCCGCCATCCACAACGATACCGACGCCCAATCCAGCACGGCCGTTACGAAACAGTGTGACAGCGTGCTCTTCAGGATCGTCGAGCTGAATGGTGCCATCACGCCAAAGGGTCTCAAGTTCGCCCCAGTGCTTTTGCCTGGCCATCTCAAACCAGTAGGCATTGAACTCAGGGTGAGAAATGTCGGCATCGTCGAGGATGCGCCAGACCATCAGCAGGCAATCAGCCGCTTGGCCATCTTCAGGATCAGCGCCGAACTCGTGCGGTAGCCCGATCCAGCGCTTCCAGTCCATCAGCTGATCACCAGGCTGCCGGTGCTCGGCAATGCGCCCACCAGCTTCGTGGACAGGCGCCGCTTAGGGATATCGCCCTTGGTGGCGTCGAGCGGGCTGGAGAGGCGAAGGACCACCCGCTGCGTGTCAATTTCGTACTGCGCCACCCGCCACAGTTCGGTGCGCACCAGCGCGTCGTCGGCAAAGGTTTCAGGGTCAAGGCTGACGGTCTTCACTTCCAGCAGGTAGCGATCTTCAGCGGCCTCAGCGAACAGGTTGACGCTGATGGGATCGAGACCAGCGATCAGGCTGGAGTCGCTGCGATCGCCACCCTTGCTGCCGGCGCCAATCGTGTAGGCGAAGGGCGCGAACTGATAGGTCACGCCGCCATAGATGCGCGGTTGGTTGATCGTGAAGTTCTGGTAGGCATATGCCGTTGGCGTGCCATCAACCTGCAGGAACCGCGAGTAGTTGACGAAGGCAAAGGTGCTCATGCCATCCCCACCCGCTTGCGTGTCTTGACGGAATTCTGCAATGCGCTGAGCGCTAGAGCACGGCCACGCTCGGCAGCTTGCGACATGCCCTTCTGGTGCTGCTCAGCGGTGACATATTCGACGCCGTTGATCACCTGCGACTCGTAGCGCACGTCGATTGGTTTCGGATTGTTCAGCGCTGAGATCGTCTCGCGTTCGCTGCGCTCAGCCACCAGCCGCTCGGTGGACTTGGTGAAGGGGATGCCGCCGCCCCAGCTGTTGCTGTAGCTGTTGCTGGTGCTGGACACAGTGGAGCCAACCATGCCGGGGCCGCGCTGGCCATCAGCCCAGTTGCTCATCGCTGCGTTCATCTTGGAGAACGGGATGATCGCCTCAGGTTCGCCGCCTTCACCGACCATGGCGAGGGTGGGCCTGGTGACGATGCCGCCAGCAGCGAAACCGGGCAGGAATCCGCTGAATGCTGCCGAGCTGCCTGGCGTGCCGATCGAACCGAGCCCCATGGCAGCACCAGATACCGGCGTGCCGCTGATGTCAGTCACGCCAGAGCTACCTAGAGCCCCGGCACCGCTCAGCCCGCTAGCGGTGCTGAAGATCTTGGACAGCGACTCGAGGATGGTGATTGTGATCAGCTGTGTGATGATCTGCGCGGCCATGTCCATGAAGGCATCAGCTGTTGCCTGGAAGAAGCTGGCCAGCGCTTCCTTCGCGCTCATGCTGCCAGAGATCAACCCGCGGAAGGAATCACCGAAGGCGCGGCCCATGCCCTCAGCAGCACCGCGGATCACGTTGAGCGGGTTCACCAGCTCCTGCAGGCCAGCGCGTGCCTCCTCGATCATGTCGGTCAGGCCAGCGGCGAAGCCATCGCCAACACCGAGATCCATCGCATCCATTGCTTCGGCGGCAGCCTGCTGCGCCTCAGTGGCCTGCAGTTGGCCCATCTTCAGGATCCGATCAATGCCGGCCTGTCGGCCCATGCCGTTCAGCAGCTGCTGCGCGAGGCCGGTGCCATCAGCATTCGCCAGGCCCTCGAACATCAGCGTGCCGCCGCTGAGGTCGCGCAATTCAAGGATCGTCTTTTTGATCCGCTCGCCTTCGTCCGCGATGGTGTTGAGCGCTTCCTGATACTCACGCTCGATGGCATCACGGGCCGTTTCACCCAGCCCTTGCGTAGCGCTGTTCACGTCGCGGATGCGGCGCTTCAGATCCTCTGCCAGCTCAGCACTGCGCAGCAGGGCGTTGTTGTAGTCGTTAGCGGCCTTTTCCGCTGCACGGTCCCCTGCTGTCGCAGCACGTCGAGCAGCTGCATCGGCTTCGCGCTCTGCGGCGAGATCGCGCAGGCCGAATCCACGAGTTCCTCCCCCTCCACCTGGTGCAGCTGAATCGGTCCACAGCTTCTGCAGACTGGCGAAATCTTTTTTCGCCTGTGCTACTTGAGTGCTGACAGTGCTGGTAAACGTGTTCCAAGCACCTTGGAAATCACCCCGCACGGCTTGGCTGACCACCTGGAAGGCGCCGACCACGCCGCGGGCCATGGCGCCGAACAGCGCCACATTGGCGTAGATGAACGTTGCGACTGCTCGTAGGCCGCCTTTGATCACCTCGAACAGGGCCGTCCAATCCTGCTTGGTATCGAACATCTCAGAGAACACGTCGATGATCGTCTGCAGCGCCGGCAACAGCGAATCCATCAACTGCATCTGGAATCCTTGTGTCCTGAATCCCAGCTTCGTAATGCTGTCGTTGAAAACCTCAGAGCGCTGCGCGAACTCATCGCTCAGCTTGTAATTGAACTCATCAAACGATTCGCTGCCGCCATTCAGCACTGTGATCAGTTCAACGCCAGACTTGCCAAACAGCGACATGGCCGCGGCCGCTTTCTGCGCCCCATTGGGCATGTCAGCAAACCGATCAGCGATCTCGCGGAAGGCTTCGTCTGTGCTCTTAAGCGTGCCGTCTTCTCTCTTGATTGAGATGCCGAGCTGCTGGAAGCGTTTTGTCAGCTCCTCATTCCCTTCGGCCGCTGAAACCATGTTGACGTTGAGCTTTGTCAGCCCTTTGACCAGCTGCTCATTGCTCACATCAGCAAGCGCTGCAGCGTTCTGCATTCCCAGCAGTGACTGAGCAGCCACGCCCGTTCGGTTGCTGGCCTTGCCCATGGCATCAGCTGCGTCGATGCCGGACTTAATGAACGCCGTAAAGGCGCCCACTGCCAACGCAGCACCCAACGCCTTGAAGCTTGCGCTCAGCCCACCAACGGCCGTCTTCAGGTTGCTGACCTTGCCGGTCACTCCCTGCATGGAGTTGCCCAGCTTGCGGATGTTGTTCTCGCCCTGAACATCTGCCTTGATGCGCAGCAGGGCGTCGAGGTTCATCGCCATCTATCTGCTCCGCTTGCTAACCACACTCAGCACCGCCGCTTCCATGATTTGCAGATCCTCCAAAAGGGAGCGGTGGTCTTCCACTTCATAGAGTCTAAGGAGCCATTCAACCGCGCCATAATCCAGCCCGATCAGCCCCGCCATGCTGGTGCGCCATTGGGTCTGGCAGCGAATGAACAGCTGAACCGACTCCCAATTGTCAGGCAGCACTACAAAGTGCTTCGTATTCTCACGTTCAGGCAGGGCCACACCAAGCGCAGCCGCATCCTCCTGCGTGTGATCCTCGACGCCGCCGGCTGCCCAGTGCTCGGCGGCCTCGATCAGTTTTTTGCCTTGGCCCCCTGCAGGCTCTTGAAGTATGTGGTCACGATTGCTGTGGCCAGCATTGGGATGTCGAGCAGGCGATCGAGCGCAGCTTTGCTGAAGGGCACCTCCTCACCGTCGTCGTCGGTGATGCCAGCCCATCCCACCAGCACCTCGCGGGCGATGTCCTGATCACTTGCCTCTTCTGCCTGAATGGCTTCGCCAAGTTCACGCAGTCGTGACTGGCTCACGCGGATGAACTCACCATCAAAGGTTTGACGTTGGTGCCGGCCACCATCAACCGGCACATCAAAGCTGATCGGCCACGTGAACCGATCATCTTGCTTCAGGACAAAAGCCATCAGGTGAATTCAATCTCGAGCTCATCATTGCCTGCATCGGTCGGCGTGGCAATGTATGGCAGGTTCAGCATCTGGATGCCGTCCTGGTCGCTGTAGGTTGGCGAGCCAAGATCAGTCTGCGGCGAGCTGAAGGTGATGATGTTGCCGGCGGTCTGGCCATGCTGGAAGGTCAGGTTGCCGGTGTCAGGGCCAGCAGCTGCGCTGAAGTAATCCTTCGCCGTGATGGTCGGGGCCTCGATCACCACGGTGCCATTTGGCCCGCGGTTGGTGATCAGCACCTCCTTGGTGCAACCGATCAGCTCTCGGTAGACCATCTCGTTGGCCAGATCCATCGAGAACGACTGCAGACAACCTGCATAGCTGAACAGCTGGAAGCCTGTGGTGTTGCCCTGCTTGAAGATCACCGGATCAGCCTGATCGTTGTAGGTGGTGCTTGGGGGAGTCACATCTCCAGGGGCGTTGTAGATGCCCATGAAGGTGAAGCTGATCGTGGGGATTTGGCCCACTTCACCGTTGATGGTGAAGCTGCCGCGGGCGCCGGTCAGCTTGTGGCGGATCTGATCGTTGAAGTAGTAGATCGTGGAAGAGGGGAAGCTGGCGCTCAGCGGGCTGTAGGTGACGCTGGTGCTGGCCACTGTGGCCACGTCAAGGCCGCAGGCCTCCAGCAGGATGCCGTAGGCCGGGGCGGTGCCTGCAGTGCCAGATCCAGTCAGCTCTACATCAAAGGTGAGCTCAACTCGCTGGTTAGCCAGCAACTGCTCTGCATTGCCGAGAAAGGGCCGGATGATTTCACGGCTCACTACGTCGGACTGCAACGGCGTGATGTTGATGTTGCCGACCAAGACCGCATCAGTCCCAGCTGGTGTGGCGTCGGTTCCGTAGGTCGATTCTTTGGCCGCAACGATTAGGCCTTTACGTGTCAGAGCCATTGCTCAGCCTCAGCAGGATGTAACCGGCTCTGAACGCCGGGGATCTGATCCCATCGTAGCCATCACGAAATCGTCAGGTCCGTGACGCTGGTTCTGTACCGCACCAGATACTCAAGGCTGACAACGCCAGCGGGCTGATCAGCTTCGATCATGTCGAAAGATACGCTTTGCGGCTGCACGTCAATGGCATAGCCGCCAAGGGTGAGATCGGCCATGATCTTGCCGTGAGCGCTTTGCACGATCGGATCGGCCAGTTGATCCGGCACGTTGCCGCGCACGATGATCGCCACCCGCACGGTCAGACTCCAGTCCAACGTTGGCAGCGCGGTGTTTTGCTGCACGGTGTCGTTCACCGGCTCAACAACGATGGCCGGGCTTTCGTTGCGAGTGAATGGCTCGACCCTGCTGCGGTAGATGCGATTGCCGACTCCAGTCGTCCCAGCCAGCGCAGCGATGATCGCCCTCAGGATTCGCTCGCGTTTTGTCACGCCCTCACCTCAGCGGCAACAATTCGACCACGCTTCAGAGTGAGGTTGCTGGTATTGCTGTGGTTGGCGATCATCAATGAAATCTCGTCGCCGTCGTTCAACTCGACCATCCAACTGGTCACCAGCTTGGCCTCCTGCTCACCGCTGCCGGCGAAGGCTCGGCATTCAGTCACATCAATAGCCACGCCGTTTTTGGCCAACTTGATGCCCAGCGTGTGGTTGTTGCCGCCTGTGGCGTCGATGCTGCCATAGACCCTAAAGAGATTGGTGCCGCCACTGTTGTTCTTCAGCCCGAAGGTGTCATCGGTGCCGAGCACCATGCCGTAGGCGGTGCCATTGTCCAGTGTTGCCGTCAGCCCGGTGCTCACATAGACATCTTTTGTCGTGATGTCGATGTTGCCATCGGTCACCTTGGAGCACTGTCCACGAATGGCTACGCCATCGATGTAGTAACTCAGTCCCGTCCAGGCAGTCGTGCCATTGCCCACCTTGAAACGACGGGTGTCGGTTTCAATCCCTACTTCGCCATTGAGCAGGATCGGATTGGTAGCAGTCCAATTTGCTGCCGTGTCTCGACGCAGCCGAATTTGCGCAGTGCTGCTCATGCGCCGCCACCGTCGAGCACGTTGCCTTCAACGTAGCTGCTAGCAGCATTGCCACCGTCCACCTCCGGATCCAGCTGTTCGTTGCCCAGATCAACGATGGGATCATCCACGTCTCCACCATCGATCGGCGTTTCGCTTGTTGTCATGTCTGCTGCCACGCTGCGCATCAGTCCGATCTGGCAGAAGGCGCCATCATCCAACAGCATGGTTTCGCGCACGGTGTAGGGCACACCATTCACGCTGATCTCACTGCCATAAAGCAGGTCGCCAAAATCTTCAGCCTTGGCCGTCAGCATGTAGTCGGTGCTTAGCACCTGATCCCCGGCGAGCACCTGCGTAGGCATGTCGAGAATGCCCAAAGCAGAAACGGCGCCAGCCGTGCAGCTGACGCCGAAGTCTTCCAGGAAGATTGACAGGTCTTCCGTTAGTGTCATCAGCCGTACTTCTTGAGTCCAAATGCCAGGCATGTAACAGCAGAGCTGGCGGTGCCGGTTTCAGCAGTGCAGCTCAGTCGGATGAACCGCTTGAGATCATTGCTGTTCAGGGTGATCACCTCTTTGTAAGCAGCGTTGCCGATGGCGGTAAAGCCGCCGCCAGTAGATGCGGTGTAGGTGCCGCCGAGAGTGTCAGATTCCTCAACGCGGAAGGTCAGATCAGCCGCAGCGCCAGCAGCGGTGCCGGTCAGGATGATCTGAACATCGCCCTCGTAGCCGGCCAGATCCACACCAGTTTGATCGCCAGTGGTGGTGATAGTGGTGGTGGCCAGAAGGGTGAGGTGCTGGAGCTTGCCCAGCGTGAGCTCATGTAGTGCCATGGGTCTTGGAGCGACGTGTGCGTGGTTTGCGTTGGATGAGCTCAGGATCCTGCGCTACCGGTGCCGGCTCAACAGCCACAGGGGCTGCCGGTGCCGGCTTTGCCTTGCCGCTGTTGATCAGCAGCCGAGCATCACGGTCGTTGACATCCACCACATCACCAACCCTTAGGGGCTGGCCGGCGATGGATGTTTGACGCAGGATCAGGAGCCTCATGGTCACAGGGTGTTGTTACCGCGGCAGAACGCCTCGGGATGACGAACAGCCACGTCCACGTCCTGCAGAGCAGTCACTCGCACGCCGCCGGACTTATCAAGGGCGTAGGGATTTACCTGGATGTCCAGAGCGCCCCACATGCCCATGATCATCTGATTCCAGACGCCGAAGAACACATCGCCGGAAGCGATCTGGTTCGAGCGCACCACGTTGTAGCCGTTCACAGTGCCGCCGGGTTCGAGCACGAACTGAGCGGTACTGCTGGCCTTCTCGGTGGTCTTGAAGCCGCCGTAGATGGTGGAGTTGGTCACGTAAGACATGGCGCCGATGTCGGCGTTGTCTGCGGCCACCTTGGTCTCCATGCTCACCAGTTCCGCATAGGTCGGATTGGCAGCGTTGAAGTCCTCGGTGTTGATTCCGGTGACTAGCTTCAGGCCCTCGGGCTGGCTGCTGGAGCCAAGTCCGTAGAGCGCAGCGCGGTCGATTTCGAGCGCGATCACAGTGGCGAGCTCGGTGCGCACCATCTGCTCAACGTCGATGCTGGACTGCAGCATCAGGCGACGGCTGAACTCGGTGTAGGCGCCGAGGGTTTTGGCTACCAGTGCCACCTGATCCACGCTGGGTTGCGATTCGGTGGGGTCGCCACCTTCAGCCACCCAGTAAGCGGTCCCGGCACCTGTCTGGCGGGGGATAGCCACAGGGCCCTGCAGGCCGGTCAGCATGGTGACGCCAAGGGTGTTCAGCGCCAGGCGGTTGCGTAGCAGCTCGATGAAGCTGCCGGGCCGTGCATCGGTGAAGACCAGATCGCCAGCGCCAGAAGGGGTGCCAACGGTCAGATCGCGCTGCAGCACGTCATTGGGGGCCAAGATGCCGCGAGGGGTGATGCCCATCCGCTGAGCAGTGGCCTCAGACACCTCACGCTCGAACGCAGCAGCCTCGAAGGCGGCACGATCACCAGGCATCATTTGCGCACGGATGGCGCGAACGAAGCTGAACTGGCGCGACTCTTTCTCGGTTAGGCCGATGTCAGCAGAACCGCCAAAGGCGATCGGCTGAGCAGATCGTGCAGAAACAGCGGGGGTAGCCGGCTGAGTGGCGGGACGCTTAGCGATCTCGGATAGAACCGAGCGCATAGCGTCAGCTTCAGATGCGCCGGATTCGATCAGGCCCTGGGCCAGATCGTCGGCTTTGTGCTCACGGCACAGGGAAGTGATGGAGGCAACGCGGGAGCGCTCATCGGCCGCAGCCTGAGCCCGCACGGCCTCCATGTCGATGGTGGAGGGTTCCATTGTCGGTGTGTTCTTGTGGGGTAAAGGTGCGACCGGGGCCGCGGCAGCATCAGGCGGGCTGGTGCTGCTGGTGTGGCCGGCCTTGCGGCCTTGGCCAACGGTGTGATCAGCGGGAATGCTGACGGCCGAGACTTCCATCGGCGTGAACCGAGTTACTACGGCGTAACCGTCTCGACTTGAGGTGTCGAGCGGCTCGTCGATGGAATACATGAAGGAGACGTTGCGAATGGTGCCACTCTCCCAGTCCTGCCGGCGCTTGTATTCTTCGCTGCCTTCGGTTCTGGTGTTTGGACTCCAACGGGTGCGGACGCGGCCGCGGCGATCGTCGCCCATCCATGCCCGTTCAACAACGCCCAGCACAACTTCGGGATTGTGATTCCAGAGCCACGGTGCAGCGCCACTATTGAGGCGCTCCATGTTCATCGCGCTGGCATCGTGGCTGAGCACTTCCATGCCGAAGTAGCGCTCAACCGGTTGCTCTGAGCTGAAGGTGAACTCAACAACATCAGGATCTTCAGCAGCACGCTCAACCTCGGCCACCATCGCCGAACGATAGAAAGGCTCTTGATTGAGCTCACGCAGATCCACCACCGACCCTCTGATCTTGTTCTCATGCTATCCGCACGAAACATCAATCTTCAGAGTCGTCGGTAGGGGGATCCTCTTGGGTTGGCGGCTGATCTGGCGTGTCTTCCGGTTGATCGCTTGGCGTGTCGTCTTGCTGTTGGTCGCTGCCTTCTGGTTCAGCATCAACAGCACCGCCCTGAGCATCGTCGGCGGGATTGGTGTCGAACTGCAGTCCCAGTTCTTCGGCGCGATCCACTTCAGCGGCACGGGCCACCAGTAGGTCCTCAATGTCGCCGCCACCTTCTGCTACCACCTCGGCCTGGGTCTTAAAGCCAGAACGCACGGCCTTGGTGTAGGCATCTACTTCCTTCTGCGGGTCCACCCATGCCCATCCACGTGGGTACCATTTCACGGCCTCATAGCGCTCGGGCATGGCGCTATAGCCGGGCAGGCTGAGCTGGTTGGTGGCGACTGCAGCGGCCAGCCAACGATCGAAGACTGGCTGTAGCAGGTGCTCGATCATGTAGTCCTGCAGGATGCGCCAGTGCTCGCGGTCCTCCAGCAGGGCCAGCCGGCTGCTGCTGTAGTTGGACTGGCTGAAGTCACGGCTCACGGTTTCGTAGCTGCAGCCAATCGATGCCGCCACCGAGCGAAGCATGGCGCGAAGGAATGGCTCGAACTGGCCATCAGGGGCGTCGAGCTGCGGCACCGTGACGGTCTCGCCGGGGGCCAGGTACTTGAACACGCCGGGCTC